TGTCGAATAAGCTGTGATCTCAGAATTACCTGTGTACTCCGCTGTGTTTCCAACGGGAGCCGTAGTACCTAAAGGGATTCCGACCGAGGGTCCTTTTTGAGGCCAGGGGAGGGCTGAGGTAAAGTAGTCGTGTCTCTTGCCTCTAGTAAGAACGCCTTGAGTAGAGTAAGTGGCAGCAAGAATGTCAGCGTAATTATCAGGCCCATCGCCAAGAGTAGTGCCGTTTCCATTATTAAATACGGTATCTTGAAGATTTTGATCACGAAACCACTCATCCCAAATAAGTTGATAGGCCCTTACGTGTAAGCTGTTAAATGTGAGGTTGTCAACCTTGATCGGCACCCCCATATAGTCTGCAAGATCTCCGGTGGCAACTCCGGTAGTGGCCTGCACTTGGGGGACTGTATAGTCGGTTGAGGAGTCGGTGTTGGGAGTGGCTGCCCCCATGAAGTTTTCCCAATGATCCCAAATGAGCCTGTTTGGCACAAAAAAGAAAAATGAGTCCATATAAAGATTGTCCATAACAGGGACGAAAGGAGTAGCAAGCCGACACATAAAGGTTGCCTGAAGATTAAACGTGTCGCCCGGGAGAACCTCATCCACGTAGATCGGGACAAGAAGAGCTTCATTAAAAGTAGTTTTATGACACCACTGCCGGACGAACTGACTTCTCTGGATGTTTGTGCTCGGTACCATTGAAAATAGGTGCTGTTGACTGGGCTGCTGCATTTTCTCTTATCTCCCAAGCGTTAGCGACGTTGCGCAATTGTTTTAAAGGCGTCAAAGTACCTCGAAATTCGTCATATTCACCAATCTCAAAGGCCGAAAAATCTTGAGCGTGTTTACCAAGGTGAGAGTTGGGCTCATTAACCGCATCGATAAAGTTTCTTAAGAACTCACCAACGGTTCTTGCGAATATAGGTTTTAGGTAAGCATCCGCTTTTGAGTCGTAAATCGCAAAGATCCTCATTTTCGTAATTCCTTTTCAAATCTTTAAGTTTAATTTTTGCCAAATTTTCGCGAGCAGAAAGCCTCGCGGGAGTATTATGTACTGATTGAGAAGCCTCTTGTCTAATTAATTTTAACTTTTTGATCTCTTCTGGATACAGAACCTCATGGATATTATCGTAATATTTTGGAGGTTGACATTTTTGGCCATTAATAATGACATGGCCATATGGATAGACATCTCGTCTATATTTTTCTAACCATCCTCTTCCTATTCCTGGTTTTCTGGACATTAGAGAGGAAAACTCAGGCTCACGCTCCTCCAAAACCACCCCAGTCTTTTCGTCTATCTTTGTGTAAACGCCCAGGGCCGCCTTGCCGGTTTTCTTCTTTAGGATGTATCTAGCTACATAGGCGGCAGTTTTGAAATTGAGATCCGTACATTCCACGCGTCCTTTCCCCCAGATCCGGGCGAGAGATTCAGAAGTGTAATGCGTTCCATCGGCACTAATGCGGACAGGAATTTTATCGCTGAAGTCAAATCCGAAAATGCAAGCGTGATAATGAGGTCTCTTGAAATGGTCTCCGTACTCGCCGCAAGGATAAACTCTAAGTTTTTGTCCACTAACTTTTCTTAACCTTTTCATGAAGAGTTGAAAATCGCGCTTTCTTAAGCTCCCCCCAGGAGGCAAATGTTCGTTGTCGTAGGTGAGGGTTATCATCGTGTTGTGTTGGTGCATCTTTGCTTCGTGAATACACCGCATAGCCCATTGCCTGCTTTTTTCTAGCCTGCACCCTATACACTGCCCGCAGGGTACTTGAAGACTTGATAAATGTGGGCAGGAGCCCCGTTCTTTGAACACGAGGGATCTTTTCCCAGAGGGATTCTTGTCTTTGGATCTCCAAGCTTTTAGAGGACTGTAGCATGGCATCTTTACACTTCATTTCTTTTCACTTGACAAGAGTTATCCACAAAATTTATATCATTTTTAGTTAGGCTCTGCGGGGCCGCAAGAGCCCATTAGCAGAGCTACTAACCATCAAATTAACTCTCCACGATAGTGTATCTAGATTCTAAAGCCGCCTCTCATTGGAGTAGCCCTTAAATTTTTCCTATGAGTTTTTCGGGCAGTTTTACTAAAGAGTTTCTTAGACCTTTTTTTACCTATTTTCTTACGTGATTTAGGACGACTCATGTTTTCTCCCTTTTGTACCGACCATAGTCCTGGAGGTACGTTTTATGACACTTTTTAAAGCTATCTTAACCACCGTTGCTGAGTGGTTTTGTTCCCTGTTTGACACTATGAACTAATGTATCGTGACACTCTGCGAGGTGTCACTCCGCACAGTTACGACAAGGTGAAGCTGTGCGTTGGAGGGAATATCTCCCTCCCTGTCCTATGATTATACGTAGGGCGTCAAGGGCGACCCATCCGTAGGGAGACCTTGACTCCCTACGTCCTCCTTTTAATTTTAAGGAGGTCGATATGACTAAAGAACACAAAGAATTCATCACGAAAGAAGTGAGAGACCACATACAGTACTTGGTCGACAGAATAGAAGAACTCACTAAAGAATTGGAAAGGGCCCGAAGGGTCCTAGAAGCTCTTAACAAGGAGCGGGGAGAGTAATTCTCCCTATTTTGTAGGCACATTGCCTTGTTGAGCCAGTTTTGCTTGTAGCTCGGCAATTTTCTTATCCTTGGCGTCCTGACGAGCCGCCCTTACCTTTTTATCGGTATCGACCACCCTCTGGGTAGCCTCTTTATTTAAAAGCCCAAGGTAGGCCGCCTCACGGCGATTCTTAGGGTCATTAACAAAGGCCACAAGCTTTGCCGGGTCATTTTGAAACCTACCGCGTACCTTAGCCGGCAACTGATTGAACTCGGCCTGAGCCTCCAAAACTTTATTAAGGCTCGACTGATAGTCCATAGCGTTTGTGAAGTCGCCAAAAGTACCTTGAATATTTTTAACGTGCTCAATAACGCCCGTATCACGAAATCTCTTAATGATTTCATTAATATCGCACTCTTTCTTAAACTCCTGCTTTGCCATAGTAGGACCACAAGTGGGGTGCTGAACTGACTTGCGTTTATGAGACGACCACACTGATCTGTAAAGAGGACCTTGCAGCTTCGTCACGGAGTAGCTCCTGTCTGTGAGTCAAAGGGTGCACTGTAGGTAGAGCCCGTACTTTGTCCCTTAGAGTTATAATGTTGCGTTACCGTACCCATCTTTGGACGACCAAAAGCCCTGACGGCTTGAACGGCAGCGCCAGCGTCCACTGCGCTTGCTGCGCCAGAGATAATCTTCCCGGTGGTATCTACATAGGGATTAATCCCAGCTGTATTAACTTTAGCCGACTCTCCAGCTGTATCTATATTTGCCTGCACACCGGCAGAAGTCGCTTCCGACTCAGCGGCGTCCGCGTTAGCTTGCTTGGTACGCACGTCGGCAGCAGAAGCAGCTATATTATTTTGAACCGTTTGAGCTCTAACCAAAGCATTCGACTTAGCCAGAGAAGTATCGGCTACCGCTTTTTGAATCTGAAGTGGCGCGATTGCGGTCTGAACTTGAGCCTGAGACTCCGCTGAATTGGCATTGGCCAGGGCCGCCCGGCCGTCGCTTGTAGCCTTCGACTGCTCTCCAGCGACAACAGGAAGCTTATCAATCGCCTGACCCAATTTAAGTAAAGGATCACTAAGCTGATCCAACGGAGTTGAAGGCGTATAAGTAGGAGCTGTAGGAGCACTATCACCACCTTGCATGTAAGCTAGCATTGGATTTAAGCCTGCAGCCTTCATGTCGGCCATACCACGCTGATACTGGGTATCGGCCATTTGAGTGTTATAAGCTTCAGCCGAGGACTGCATTGCCTCGGCGTTTTGTTGGGCAGCGTTTGCCCCAACCATGCCCATTAATCCAGAGGCAACACTACCAAAAAGAGCACCCATACCGCCTCCCTAAAAATGATCAATAAGACCTGGCACCCCGTAAGTAGGCATGGGCCTGGCCGCAACGTTGCGAAAAATAGAATCAAAAATAAAATGAGGCTCATCTTCTACGGCGACTATCCGGGAAACCGGAGGCGCATCCTCAATAAAGGCGGCACTTAAAGTAGGTAACGATCCGAAGTCATAACCCAAATGCCAAATATCCAGGGGATCGGTAGCGGTAGAACGAAACTGGCCAGTAATCATGCTGGGATAGTAGCGATACTCAGCGTAACGTTCCTGATAACCGAAAACGTCTTGATCTTCAGCGGTACCCTGAGCGTAGATCTCTTGATTGAGAACTGCTTGTTCACCAATGTGGGAAAGTTCTGGCCAATAATAGTCAAGACGCGTTTGCCTTGACATCATCTTATTTAGCCCCTGCTGATAGGTCATCGAAGATCTAACGTTAACTAAACCAAGAATAACCCCATGTTCAACAAAGCTTTTCACGAATCCATTACCATGGGATGCACCGACTCCAAAAGCAGCAAGGTTACCTTGTGGAGTATCTTGGTCTGTGATTCCTGATCCCGATGTTTGAACGACTGGATTAATGATAATAGGGACTGACTGTCCACCAAGATATTCGGGGCGCTGAAGCCGTGAATCCGGACTAACCACCCCAAAGTGAGCTCTAAGGATTTCAGTGTATCTTGTTCCACCTCTTGCGTCCCTTTCATAAAGCTTTTGAATCTGAAAAGCCTGACGAAGTTGATTTATAGTGGCTGCGGTAGCTGAGGATAGATCCGCCGTAAGACCACCGAAGGGGACACCAATAGCCGACACAGTACCAGAGGTGTTTTGCAAAGCCCCAGTAGAGGGGTTCCCTTCAATTGCACCGCCAAGGGGTGCGTCCTCGCCCGTTCCCCAATACATAGAATACCAATCTCCAGGAGAACCAGGACCGCCCGTAGGAGCGGTGTGAATCTCCTTTGAACCAAGAGGGAAAGGATCATAAGACTCAGCTTCGGTATTAAAGTCAGTTGTCGAATAAGCTGTAATCTCAG